CGCTCACATAACGCACGTCAGCGGCGAAAAACCCTTCCGTGCACATGAAGTATCCGCATTCATCCATGCGCTTTGCCCAATCGTTCTTCCTATGCATCTGATCGGTGAACTTGCTGGCATTCTTTGCTGTTGATACGTCTTGCGGGTCCGATGCCTTTGCGGGAAAGAATTGTGCTCTGGTATTGTTTTGCGTGATGACGCTTGAAAGAGAAAGCCCTGTCGCTTGGAAGATATTCGTCACATTCCTGAAATTACCGCTGTTTGTATCCGTTTCGTCAAATCCTACTGGCAGCATGTTCGGCGGATACCATGCTCCTGCCGAATTGTCGTACCACCAGTACTGCTCTCCACGCATGTAAAGCCGCCGCTGAAGAATCAGCTTCACTTCTTCCCTGCGCGGAATGTCGTCTATGCGTTCTAGGTCTACGAGCAGTTTCCAAAGCGGGAACCACAAATCACGCGTAAGATTATTCGGGTCAGGTGGAGCGCCTTGCGGTTCCTGTGCGGTCAGTGTTGTGGGATTAGTCGCGGTTATCTTTAATTGTTTTGTAATTGTTTCCATGAACATCCTGCCGCCGAAGGACTTGTAAGAATGCTTTGCAAAATCACCGTGGCCTTGCTGGCAATCGTGAGAGTTGCTGCCCCATCGATCGTCTCCGCACTAAAGGGGACAATCGTTGAAGAGGCCGCGTTCACATTTTTGATGTAGATGTTCTGGCCTGTGTATCCGACACAACTTTCGAGTGTATAGTTCCCCGCTCCAAAGTTCACAATGGCGTACTGGTCCGCGTCCTGCATCTGCGGGCAAGAGACAGTCCCTTGCACTGTTGCTGCCCCCAAGCCGGTTGTATTATCCCAATAAGTGATTTGTGTAGCAGACCGGGTAAGAATCTGCCATCCGCCGTAGGTTCCGTTTGCCGCTGTTGCGTTATAACCAGTCGCCGTTCCGCTGCCAGCCGTGACGCCTGTAACTATAGCTGTATTCCCTACTAGGCAGTTGGCCGGAGTAGCCGCCATTGTAACCGTGACGGTGTTACCCGATTCCGTGACTGCGGTTGTCGCTACTGCTACAGCGGCTGCTGAAGAATAAGTTGTCGCATTCGAGAAATCATTGTTACCGAATAGGCGGTTGTAGGCTCGTTGTGTGATCGGCGCTATATCGTTGATGTTAGCGGTGGCGGTATTATGCACGGTATCGGTGAAAAAAACGGTGTTGGCATTGGCACCGGAAGCGCCTAAATTCGGGTCAGCTTGAATATCTGCTAGTGCGTCCGCTCCCCACTGTCTCCAGTATTGACGGATAAAAGCGTTAAGAGCCTGAACACCAGCGGAAGCCGAACCACTCCCGCAATCAGGAATCGTTGACAGGATGATTTTCTGCCCGTTTGGAAGTTTCTGTCTGTGGAGCGTTTGGGCAAGATTAGCCGCCGAGGTAGCCGCAACGAATCCACCGTTACAGGCATCGTTCGTGCCCATCATAAATATGGCGGCGTTTCTAGCTGCACTTTTTTGGAACCACTGATTTAGATAGGACGGGTCTGCTGTGGCGGTTTCCGCCGAGTTCACTCCTGGAGAACCCATGTTCACGATAGTGGGACTATTTATAAAGAATGCCGCTCCGCTAGCGTTATTACCGCACCACGGATGCGTCGGTGCACCGAAACTCTGCGTCATCGAATCGCCAACGCAAGCCACGTTGTCGCCAGTCTGCGTCGAGAACTGCATGTTCACCGGCACGCCACGCGAGGCCATCGTGCTGATGATGTAATTTGAGATTTGCGCGCGTTCAGCAGCGTTTACGACGCGGTTGTAAAGAACGACATAGTAGAGTTGGCCCTGGTAGTAACTCTGGTTCCCTAGCCCAGAGCCTGCCGCCGCTCCGCAGAGCTGAAACGGGAAGATATTAACGCCAGCACTAGACCCACCTACGAAGTTGTCATAAGCCATCTCCGTACCATTGAGGTAAAGCTTATCTTGCGTCCCCGGCATGGACCATTCGAGCAATCCATTTCCATTGAAAGCCTGAACGCTATCTGCTGTAAGGTTCCCGCTCTTATTAGGCCAAACCGTATTTCCGTAGTGTATGAACTGGCCGTTCACTGTGAAGTCGGTGATTGCTAAACCGGAGTTGTTGACTGTGGTCCCGTTTCCGTTTCCTTGTATGGGGGAGTGAAACACAGGCGTTCCAAATTGTCCTCCCCCGGCAGAATAGTTCGCTTGATAGCCGATGTAGACAAAGACATCGAGGGCGCCATTCACGGCAGCAGGCAGAACAACCGCTCCATTGGCATTGCACTGCAATCCCCCAGTGGCAGCGATGATCGTCGGCGTTGTCCCGACCGTTCCCGTGGCGTTGCGTGAGTTTCCAGAGTAGTCCACAAGCGAAGCGGGCGTCTCGGTAGGCAGAATCCGATATTCAGCCAGCAGGCCGGAAGTTACTGGAACTGAGGTAAGTCCTGGCTGTCCTGGAATGGAAGAGGAAATAGAGACACCGCTGGTTTTAAGTTGCGCCGTCCCGACGCTGTTGATGTTTGTGCTGACATCCTGTGTAGCACCGGAGATCGTCACGCCTGCACTGGAAAAATTCAACGTGCCATTGCCGGAGGGGGGCGGAGTCCCTGAAGCCTGCACAGTAAACACCCATGTCGTTGAAGCAGGAGCGATATTCGCATTAGGCCAGAGAGCCATTGAGAAAAATCCGGAACCGCTGGTATTCACAGGACCAACGCAATAGTTGGCCCCAGGACGAGGATTGACCGCGTTTCCGCCTACTGTTGGATTGAGCGTCGAAGGAGAAAGACAAGCAATCACCGTAGCCGGATAATAGGCTACGCCATTGGGGTCAGTAAGCGTCCCTGAGACAAGCGTCTGCGTTTGCGCGGATGCCGCAGAAGCAAAGAGAAGCAATGCTAGAAATCTTAGTTTGAACATGCCCATAGATTGATTGACCCTGAAGCCGCCGTGTAGTTCACGCGGTATAAAGCGCCACAAATAACCGGAGTTACCGCTTTGTTCGTTACCGCATTTGTGGGAAAGAAGTTTGCGCCTGTAACCGCAATGGCCCAGGTCGTGCCACCATCCAAGCTAATCTCTAGCTGAGCGGTAATGGTCGTAACGGTGCCGACTGCCTGAAAGATCGCGCTGAAGTCTCCGCTGCCATGATGCTCTGCGAAGGAAAACACATTGCCGATAACCGGGGCGGTAACTGCGGAGTCGATGAGCGTTGGATTCGAAACTTGGAGTACTTTATTGGCTGCCATTTATATCTTGAATCCCTTCTTGAGAGGTTTCCAATGGCGTTTGGCCATTCTAGCGAAGTTCGCTTCCTTGCCAAGTTTCCCACCAGCACCAGCCTTCTGATTCGCATACTCTTGCACCGACTTTCCAGCCGCATGCGCTTTCTTCGTGAACAGGCCACGGTGACTCGGCTTGATATTGATGCTCATATACGGAAACCTTTCTTCGATTGGTACTCCGTTTTTCCGCCTTTGGCCTTGCGCTTCTCGCTGAGCATAATCGCTACAGCCTGCTTCTGATTCTTCACAACCGGCCCTTTCTTAGAACCACTGTGCAGGCTGCCCGATTTCCACTTGCTCATTACTTGGTCAAACGGCATCTATTTACTCGGCTTATAGACTGTCTGAACCGCCAGGGTCTTGCGTCACTACTTGTCTGGGCACAGGAACGCTTGGCGTAACTGTAATCACCAAGTCTACCTGCGAAGGGTTTGGATTTGTCGCTACGCCGCTTACAACTGCTCCGGCAAACGAAGCCGCTACCGTGGGATTGATGTCCGCCGACAGAGTAACCGTCATCGTGCCATCGAGATTCATTCTGACGTTGTCGATATGCATGGACATTCTAGGCTTTCAATTCTTTGACAAGTGCCGCCAAAACCTTCTTCGGAGGCAAATCTTTACGTGGTCTGCCTGGTTTACGCGCTGCCACTGGGCTCCTTTGGCATCGTGAATGCCGATAGTTTCTGCTTGAATTGGCTGGGCAGCATCCGGCCATGCGTCTTTGGCAAAGGCTGTGCTGTTTGGGGTGTCAGTTTGGGAAGGCCCTGCTCAGTGAGGAATATCTCTTGCCATGATCTAAGCTCAGCGCGAGTGCGTTCTAGCTCCTGCTCAAGGTAGCAGGTGTAACGGCTTTTTGTTAGATTCGCCCAGAAGGACGCAAAGCGGCCCATACGCGCAAGATAGACTAAATACGCATAGAGTCAATCAATTGGTGTTTATGTGAATTTCCAAATGGTGCTTTCTGCACAGCCACGTCACTTCTAGCGGCTTGTCGTAATCGGCATGATGCATCTGGCTTTTATCGGAACCGCACACCTTGCAGGCCATCCGGTCAATCTTTCCACGCCGAAGATAAACATTGGCGTAGGCTCGCGCATTCATTTTCTTTCGAGCCAACCCAATCAAGGGATGAGTCTTGCGCCACTCTCGCATAAAGGCAGCGTGGCAAATTAGGCAATCCCGTTGGCCTTTTCTGGATGTATTTCCGCATGAACATGCTGGCATGGGCATGACCTTAGCACAGTCTATGTGGAGTTTCTAGTGGAACAATTTGTTACCGTGCAAATCTCCAGTGTCTCCGCTTGATAGGGAACACCTTTGGATTCTTAGCCTTTTCCTCAGCCAGAATCCGATGATAATGCAGCATCTTTTCGCTTGGTTCAACCTGAGACATCTTATGCCGGATGCGTTCCTCTGCTTCCGCTTGGCTGGAAACGGCTACCTTCACATCGAAAGTCATGGCTAGGCAGTCGCCACAGTCAGGCGAAGCCAGCCCGCGTTTCTTCATATCTTCTTTCTTTTCAAGCTGAATCTGCTGTTTAGCTGAGAACCCATATTGCGGACCGGTTAGGTCACTTTCAAGCTCTGGTTCATCAGGGATTTCCGCGCCATCCTTCAGCCACCTGCGCATTAATCCCCAAACTTCCGCTCGCCGGTTGTAATACATCTCGCTGTCTTGCGCGGTTTCTCCACCATGAAACTCAAAGACACTATCCTTGAAACCGCGATGCCGTAGATTATCAATCACACCTGCGCCAAGTCCATCGCCATCCACAATGATTGCATCTGGTTTTTCTTGCTCAATGTGGTCAATCACGAACCGTGTAGTTTCTACCGTATCCAGCCCGCGATACTTTCTCAGAATCTTGAATCTCCTGCCTTGTCTTAATCCAATCACCGTCTGGTCATCGCCAAAACGAGCCACGTCCACGGATAAGAGTTTGGGCAAATGCAGCGAGCCTTCGATTATACTGCTTCTTGCTTTGGCTACTATGTCGCTTGGAATGAACTGATTAGAGCCTGCACGCGGAAATTCGCCACGCACACGCACACGCACAAAGTCTGAATCCTCACCATAGTCTTTAATCCAGTGCTCAATCTCGGTCTTGTTTGTGCCTTCAACTGTCCGCGAATCAATCTGCAAGTTCTTCCAGCGATGTTTGTACTTGCCGAAACATTCTCTGAATCTTCCTGTATTCTGCGTTGGGTTGCCAAACGCAAGCCAAATAATCTCCGTGTTTTCATCAGTTAACGCGCCTTGCGTCACTTCCCAGATTACATCGTCTATTTCCGATGCCTCATCGAAGATAACCACAATCCGTTTGCCTTTATTATGCAGACCAGCGAACGCTTGAGGATTGTTCGTTGACCAAGTTAGTCGGTCAGTGCGCCAGATCGGGGCGTGTTTCTCCTGCTTAATCGTTATGGATTCAGCGTTGACCGTGAACCAAGCCGTATTGAGGCCCAGCCTGAACCATTTCGAGACTTCCGGCCAAGTCTTTGTTCTAAGTTGCGGGTCGCTATTCGCTGTGATGACTACCCGGCAGTCCTCGCATGTGCTCATCGCCCAGTGCGTGAACATACCCACAAGAGCCGATTTTCCGATTCCGTGCCCTGAAGCGATTGAGACCTGTAGTGGTTGGAACTGTGTCTCAGGATTCTCTAGATGGTCACCAACGAGCTTTAGGAACTCGCCTTGCCACTTTCGCGGGCCTTGTGAGTCTGTAAGCTCACCTTCGCCCCAAGGATAGATGTACTTGACGAATGAGAGCGGACCACGCGTAAACCCCGCAATGTCACGCATTAGCTGGCTGTTGGACACGCGAACGAGCCTTGCTCAAGAGATTGGCCAATTCATCTAGGCCAGTAATCTCTGCTTTGTCTGTGAATAGTTTCAGGTGCTTGCCCAAAAGCTCAAGTGACCCGCGCTTATCTGATAACTTGAATTTTGTGCGTTTGATATCTCGCGCATTGTCGCCGCGCCCTTCTGTGTATTCTTCGCTCGTAATCTCTTGAATCGCTGCCGCCTGTTCTCTTGTGAGGCCAGAAAGGTCAACATACGCTTCGCCATCCTGAATCTTGATATAATCCTGCATGTTTGCGAATGCAAGTTTGGCTAGTTCGCCTAGAACTTTCTCGGCTGTTATATCCAGCTTTTTAGCTCTAAGTGCAAGAATACGCTCAACTTCCGTTTTCACCTTAAACTTACTTAATAGCTGCGAGGCTTGGACAGTTGCAGTTTTTGGGCTGTAACCTGCTGTGATTGCGGCTCTTGTGCCGTTCATGTCCTTACAGTATTCGAAAGCGAATGTTTTCCAGCGAGGGATGGTCTTTTCTGGCATTTCGTGGTCTATTCTGCCCTATTCTTTTCTATTGTCAATCCGTTCTAGTACTGCTTCTGCTTTCTGTGCCGTGGCCACAGCATGCATCACCGCTTCTTCCTCCGCCGCTGTTTGCCGCCAAGTGCTTGATTAGATTGGCTTTGCGCTGAATACATGGCCATTTGCCGCACGATTCGGTCTGTGCTCTCTAGCTTGCTCTCGATGCCACTAATTGCGACCGCCGATTCTTCCTTCGCCGCTTTGACCCAGTTCTGTGTCGTAATCATGTGGTCGGTCAATGTTGAGAATTGCTCGCTAAGACCTCCATTCAGATCGGTGAACTGTTCCGAAATCATGTTTAGCCGTTGGGCCAAATTTACGAATCCGCTTTGAATGTGCGCTGCCAGCATCCTGTTCTGTTCGGCAAGAGCCTTGATACTTGCATCTCGTGCCCGCAATCCTTCAGCGAGCGCCGCTATTTGTGCTTGTAGGCCGTCTGCTGGCTGCTGACTCATTAAAGCCTTGAATCGCTCGGTCGCCACGTCTGTTTTATCTATCAGGCTCATCCTTCGCGCCCTTTCTGCCTCAAATTGCTGAAAAGAAATGCTTTAGCTATGCCGCGCTTGACCTGTGTAGCCGAAAATCTCAGCAGCCGAATCCCCGCCATAATTGCGTGGTTGGCTTTTATGCAGTCGGCTTCGAATCCCTTGCCGCGCGTATGCCGCCCGCCCGTAAAAACTCCGCCGTCCACTTCAATACCAATCCCCTGCTCAGGCAAATAAAAGTCGAGACGCCATTTGCGTAGCTCGCTAAATCGTTTCTCGCGCTCGAAAGGAAGTCTCAGCTCTCGC